ATAATCCAACCGATAACTCCAAGGGCAATAGCTAGAGCGGTGTTTAAAAGACCAGATAGAGATTCGATCATCCTATTACTACTACCTTTATATATTTAGAGTTAAAAGTTGTGTTAGTCATTACTCCACTACTGCTCCAAGAATAATATCCATTTGTGCCTAATTGAACAGTAATGGCGTTTGATGATTGTATACTAGTCACAACTGCTCCTTGACCTGGGGTAAAACCACCATCGTCTTCATGTACAGAATCTAACGATAAAGCACCTGTATCACTTGCTGATGAATTAACATAAATCTGTACTATTACATCTGAAGTTCCTAAGTTGTGGGTAAATGTGAAATTAGTTCCATCTGCTGAAGATGACAATTGAGTCCAAGCACGAGTGGCTTTAGAAACCGCACCAACCGTTGCACTAGCACTAACTACTACTTTGATGTATTTAGAAGCAAAGGATACATACGAAGCTGCTCCTGAACTATTGAACTTACCGAAACCATCAGCACCTAATTGAAGTTCTAATGTGGTTGTGGTTATGTCCTGTACCTGTGCTCCGACATCGGAACCTGCGTCCGTATTTGAGTAATCAACTAAAACCGAATTAGCACCATTAGCGTCATCAGCTACATAAACTTGCACGACTAAATTAGTAGTACCTAAGCTGTGTGTAATAGTGTGAGTACTTCCGTTTGCTACAGTTACAGAGTCTATACTGTTTTGCCAACCTGTGCTGTAATTAGGAGTTCCACTACCGGAACCACTAGAAGCAGCTGTTACCAATCCTTTAGCGTTAACTGTAATATTAGCGTTAGTGAAGTTACCTACATTACTATTAACAGTTTCAAGCGTAAGATTAGTAGAACCCGTAACATCTCCGGTGTGTGTTTGATTAAATAGATTAGTAGTACCTTCCGTTAAATCGTCAGAACTACTAGGTATGGTAGGAGTACCGACTAAATCACTGTAAGCACCACTAGTAGCTACTGTAGCAAGAGATGATTCTAAATTACCTAACGATACCTTTGTTGAGAACAGAGAATCAGACGCTCCGTCTTCCTTTACATTTAACAAAGTCCGTGCTTCAGCTGCTGTAAGTTCTTGAACATCAACACCTGTACCGTTGTCGTTACCAAGCAATACATTATTAGCTGCTATATTTTGCAACTTAGCGTAGGTAATAGCGTCGTCTTCTATCTGAGCAGTAGCGAGTTGTACACCTGGAGGGGGAGAACCTGTGGCAAGAGATGTAGTAATCGTGTCGTCTACATAGTTCTTATTAGCAGCGTCAGCATCAACAGTAGGGTCAGCAAGATTAGTAATCTTATTACTACCCATGTTCAACTCACCACTCATCGTGTCCCCAGCAACATCAACAAAAGTAGCGTCTGTATAAGTCTTATTCGTCAGATCATTACCGCTGGATGGAGTGGCAGATGAAGTAACTTTATTAGCACCCATGTCCAGAGCACCAGTCATTGTATCACCAGCTACATCCACATAACGATTGTCTGCGTATCCTTTGTTAACTGCGTCGTCGTCAGAGTCTGGATCAGCTAAGTTCTCAAGGCGTAACGCATCAGCGTCAAACTGTCCGGATGTTTCATTCTTTGTTAACGCTCCTCCCGTCTTTCCTTCCTCTGCTTCTTCAGCAAGATAACGGTTGTGTTGGTAGGAGTTATCAAGTTCTGTCTCTGTCAGTACCGATCCGTTTGCAAAGTCTACGATTCCTGTGTTAGCGTCGCTGTCCCGTAACACCCTGACCTTTACCAAGTTAGCGGGAGCAGAATTAAATACTACCTTCTTAGCAGGAGATGTAACAACAGTGTAGTCAGAGGTCAGTGTCTTTCGTACCCACTTGTTCGTACCACCTGCTGGTCCGTCGTTGATCTCTACCGCAACATGGGCTGTCTTAATGTAATCAAAGGTAATAGCGAAGTCTGTATTCGACCCGTCGCCAGTGTAGTCTGCGTAGGTGTTAGCCATGATAATATATTATTAACTATTGAGTTAGGAGTTCAAGCACTTAGTCACTGAGTTAGAATTTCAAGAGGAGATATAGGTCTTATCTGCGGTGCTTGTATAGTACCTCTTGTTTGTAAGATAGTATTTAGATTCTCTTCCTTATCGTTAATGAAACTACTAAGGAATAACTTATCTTTTAAAATATCTTTTCTAGTCTGATTGTAATAATCTCTCAATAACTGATCTAACTCTTTTAAACCTTCATTAACAAAAGCACCGTCTTTTTCCTGAAAGCCTTTATTATATTTCTTATTCCAATTAGCACTAGTGATTAACTCATTAACAGCTTGGTTTATATTTAACTTACGACCTTTCTTATATAGTGTGGTCATCTTTAACTTTTGATCGAAAGCGTAAGCCAATGTTATTCCCTCTTCGTTTATGAAATCTGTCATCGGTAGTCTATCTGCTATATTACTAGGCTTTCTAGCTATGTTACCGTGTGTGTCAGTTGCTACTATTTCATCAAACAGAGTCCTATCTAAAGGTTTCCTGGGTGCTTGCCTTACTATCGTTTGAGTAACCCATGTATGTGAACTTTCTAAGTCTTCACCTAATAAGTCCGTTTTTACATTAGGAGTGCCTAGACCGAAAGCTGCGTAAGCAAATCTCTCCCAGTACCCTTGTCCTCTTAAATCCGGTACACCGTCCTGAAGTATTGTTTGAGTTATCTTTCTAGCTTGTGCAGGAATAGGTACATAACTAGCTACTAACCTAGCCACAGCATTCTTTGTTACATCTCCTTCAAATTTAGCTATCTCTTGTGCAGTCTCTATACCTTGTGCTAACGGCATTGCTTCAGCTAACTTTTTAAATGAAGCACCAATAACAAAGTCTAGTGTCTGATCTTTAGTAAGTATAGTCTGACCAGTCTCTCTCTCCATGTTTTTTATCCTAGCCCATGTCATAACATCAGCAGCTAGAGCTATAGGGAACGACCAAGGTAATGCAGCTGAATAGTCTGATCCCATGATTTGAAAAGACTCTAGCTTATTCTTCTGTCTTTGGTCCGGGGTCAACCATTCTAATGAACCTGTAGCAGCACCGGATAAAGCAGCTGTACCTCCTATGAAATATAAAGAAGTAGATAACAAACTATCAGTTATAATTTCTTCATTATATTTAATACGCCTAGCTTCAGCTTGTGACTTCCTCCGTGCTAGATCGTCTATTTCGACTTGTATGTTCTTAGTAGCTTCAGGGTCTGTAGTTTTCCTAAGCCTTTCATACTGTGTTTTTAGCTTACGATCTAATTCTTTTATCTTTTTACTGAAAGGATTTGCTACGGCTTTAAAGCCCGGTGTAATAGCTAAAGGTGCTACGGCAGGAGACAACGAAAATCTAGCACCTCTATATACAGCACGGATAGGCACGCCTATGTAAGGAAGTAAAGCGTCTATTACAATCGCTAACTTACCATCATCGTTACTTAAATCCTTCAACTTTTTAATAAGTTTCTCAGCTGAGTTTACAGGCATATCTTCTAAGTCGCCGTCAGCAGCGAATAACAATTCTTCTCTAATTTGATTTACAGTATCTTCAAAGTCATGCTCATCTGCTAATACAGCTAGCCCATCGCTATCTTTCCAAGCGTTGTCGTATAACTCATCAGCTTTCGCCTTGGCTTTAACTGGATCATTAGGAAATTCTAACAATGCTTTCTTCTGAGATTCAGCGTATAACCTGCCTTTAATTAACTGTCTCTTAAAAACTGAGTCTACAGTCTGTATACCTCTAACACCTAAAGTCCACAACTGAAAGAACTGACCGTTTTTAATAGCGTTAGTAAACCAATTAGCTGTATTCTCTAAAGCTTGTACTCTTCTTTCAGCTGACTTATAAGCCCTAGATACTAAAGCGTGTTCACCTCTAGGCATTGACCTTGGATTTATTTCATCAGAAAGCCTACCTGCTCTGCCGTCCACTGCTGATATATTCTCAACAAAAGTACGACGAGCTTCCGCCCATAACCCTTTCAAGTCAGATATAACTTTAAAAGCACCAGCCGCATCTGCCATTGCCATCCGAGTTCTAACCGGCAGCGTAGAGTTATAAGGATTGTACAGAAATGTAGATACAGGTCTAAAGAATTGTTTAGCCACTGCTCCTATGCCTGTAGGTACACCTGCGAATACAGAAGGAAGCTGATCGATTAGAGATAGTTGTCTAGCCAATCTAACATACCTAATACCTTTTGTTAGCCACCCCGCTCCATCTGCTTCTAAAGATTTGTAGAAAGCTTCCTCTAGTTCTTTAAAGGCTCTAGCTGTTAATCGTTCCTCTTCAATTTGTTTCCTAGCTCTATCTAAATCAGCTAACTTTTGACGCATCCTAGCTTTAGAATCTGCTATCTTTTTCCTAAGTTCTTGTGATCTAGCTGGTTTAGTAGGTCCTTTAGGAGTAGGCGTAACTTCAGCTCTTACCTCACCTATAACACTGCGTCCCTCAATATCAGCTACTCTAGCTAGTTCTTTCTCCAGCTCAACAACAGCTAATGCTTCTTTCTCAGCTTCTCTATAGTAAGCTACTTTAGCTTCTAGCTCTGCTATTCTTGGGTCTTTCTTCTTTTTCTTTTTAACTTTTAAACCAGCAGCTTCTTCAGCAGCATCTATATCAGCAAACCTTTTACGCATTGTTTCGAGTTCGCCTTCTAGTTTACTTCTTTGTTTCTCGTAAGCTTTTCGCAGTTGTTCTGCTTTATATTCGTCAGACATTTGTACTCGTGCTTTATCGATTTCATTCACACGATTACGCATATTACTACGCAGGAATGCTATGTCTTTATTTAATTGTTCTACCCTACCTGGTGCTTTCTTTGGTCCTGTAGGTTTAGGTGTTATCTCTTCTCGTTGTCTACCTAGAGGTCCTGTTTCTATTTCTAATAGTCTAGCCCTTTCAGCTTCTAAGTCTTTTATCTTCTTTATTTCAGCTTGAGCTTCCTTATAGAACTTAATCTTATCTTCTAAATCTTTTACCCGTGGGTCTTTTTCTTTTATTTTAGCAGGTATAAGTTCTTCAGGTTTTTTACCAAATGTAGTACGGAGCCCGTCTAACTCTTGCTGTAAAGTATTAAGTTTATTGTTTATTACTTTCTCAGCTTGCTCTGCTTGGAACTCTTCGGACATCTCACGCCTAGCTTTATCTATATCAGCCAGCCTTTGCTTAATGTTACTTTTAACAGCAGCTATTCGTTTTCTAAGTTTAGCAGCTTTAATGTTTACTTTCTTAGGACCTGTAGGTTTAGGAGTAACCGCTGCTCTTTGCTCACCTAGTGGTGCTACATCTAACTCAGCTACCTTAGCCAACTCAGCTTCAAGCCTCTCTAACTCTAAAGCATCAGCTTCAGCTTGTTCGTAAAACTTTATGCGTTGTTTTAAATCAGCTATGTCAGCGTCTTCAGGTAACTCTTCACCAGTCTCAGCTAAAGCCAACTTACTCCTATCTCCGAAGCGTTGTTGTAATTCAGATAGTTTCTCTTGCAGCTTTTTCTTACGCTTACCTAAGTTTTTCTTTACCTCCTTAGTAGGTTTCTCAACATCTATTTCATCCGCAGCTTTTGTTTCTTTAAATACTTCTATAAATTCATCTTCCTCAGTTTCTACTGGTTTCCTCTGTCTACCTTTTAACTGATCCGGTATAGCTAAGTACTCATCGAACATAGCTTGTATATCAGCTTCATCACCATCGACTACACCTCTAGTTTTAGCTTCTAATGTAGCTTGTAATCTAACCAAAGCCTCATCTTGTAAGTTAGCTCTCTCACTGTATTTAGTAGCCCAAGCATACTGATCTGCGTCACCTCTTTGTGATTGTACAACTCTAGCCCCTAAAGTATTCAACCAATCGACAACCTTAACATTAAGAGTACGCATGAACTTTATTTCATTTAATAAAGCATTAGCTATGTTTTTATCTGTAGGGTTTTTAGTGAATACTCTTATTAGACCGTTTACTGTGCCTAAAGTTTGATCGTATATTCTTTTACCTTCTCTATTAATTCTAGCTGATTCTTGAGAAGCATTTCCAGTCTCAGGTGTTATGTCTAAATTTTTTATTCTAAGTAACAAACCATCTAAAGCATCTTCTCTTTTATCCTCTACCGTTCTTTCTCTAGTGGGTGGTTCTTCTACAACAGGTTCTTTTGGTTCCTTAGATTTCTCAGGCTCTAGTTTCTCAGAGGGTTCTTCAATAGGATCAGCTTCTTCATCCCGTACTACTATCGGACCCTCCTCTTCTAACTTAGCTGTTACATCCTCAACCTCTGGGTCTACTTCTTCTTTTACTGTAGGGTTAGTTTCCTGTTTAGATAAAGCAGCGTCTGCATCAACAATCTGCTGGATAGAATCATCTAAAGAAGCTTGAGCCTGTTCAATATCTTGTATCTGTTTAAGTGCTTGATGTCTTTGATTTGACTTGGCAGCTTGTACAGCACCGCCTCCAATCCCAAAAGCAACTTCCGTAGGTAAAGGTTGTTCAGCTTCTTCTACGACTTTCTGTAGTTCCTGTTTCTTTTGTTCTAAATTTTCTTTTGCAGCTTCAACAGCTTCTTTAGCCTTACCTCTTCCCCACTTACCTGTCCTAGCCCATACTGTAAACATGGTATTAAAACTACCACCAGCTATCGAGGAGAATATATAATCGTAAATGTTCCTATCAGTTCCGTTTAGTTGTGCTTCTATTTCCTGTCTTAAAGCTGACTCAGCTAAACCTAGAGCAGCACCACTCATGAAAGTTTTAACACCGTTTACTACAAGTTCCTTACCCTTCCATGCGTCAGCTGCTCCAATACCAGGACTCAATCTAAATATTTTATCAGCTGTCTTGGTTACTAACCCTACTCCAAAAACAGAAGCAGCTATAGCTTCACCTGCTGAGTATTCATCTTGCAAGCCAAACTCTTTACGAATGCTTTGACCTATGAAATTAGAGGTAGCCCAAATACCAGCCTCTGTTACTCCAAATCCTATTAAGCCTCCAACAGTACTAGCTGGTTCAGGAGTAGCAATACCAAGAGCCGACATCTTTTTAGCACTGCTCAACCACTTCAAGACCTTCTGCGAGTTATGTAGCTTAGTAGCTAATAATCCCGTACCTATTTCACCAGTAGCCGCCAACCCAGTTCCTAGTAAATATTTACCAGTACTTATCTCGTCTTCTGCTACAGTAACAGCTTCTATAACGTCAGCTGGTAGCTCTTCTTGTATATTAACAGGAGGCGTTATTGAATTTAAACCCGGCTCAGATTCCTGCCCTGCTGGTTCGTATTTAAAAGTTTCGAGTGTGCCTTCTCTATTAGCACGCCTCAGCTCCTCCATGTAACTACTCATTAATAAAATACTCGTTGAGCGTTAGCAAATATCTCTAAAGTTTCTTTGTTAAAAATTCCTAGCTTTTGATATATAGCTCTTATTTCCTTTTCCTCTTCAGTCAACTCTTCTTCTCTAGCTAAGTCTTTTTCTATAATACCATCCCATTCTAATAGGTATCTATTAAGTTCAGAATTACTGTAAAATAATTTAACATCAGCTCCATCCATGCCTGTTAGCGATAACATGTCAGCACTTTGAGGATCGAATCTATCAAAGCCATGTCTAGCAAGAGATAACGCTAAAGAACTAGTGTGATTATATTCCACCATTCTTTTTCTATTTCTATTAATTTCAGCTCTATTTGTTACTCTATCTTTCTCTAGTGATGCATACCTAATCCCCTCTACCTCCATTTTTCTAGCTTGTTCAGCTGTATAGGCTGGTTCAGGGTCTCTTGATATAATTATAGAAGATGCTTTAGCTATACCCTCATACCTACGAGATTCTTGATCCATTAACTCAATAGAAAAAGCTTTTAGTTGTTTATCTCTTTCCGTAGGTTCTAAGTCTTTTAACTCTATAGCTTTATCTTTTAATTCAGATAACACATAGGAAATAGATTCAGGTGAATATAAGTCAGCGGTTTGTGATATGTTGAGTTCTTTGGCTTCTAAAGATTTCGCTTTGGACTTTAACTGTGCTCTTAGAATCATAGGTACATTTTGAAAGTAATCTTTCTTCTGCACATAATTACCAGCTGTCAGTCTTTCAGACTCTTCTAGTAACTCCTCAAACTTTTCTACACGACCACCCTGAGAAGCAATCCAACCTTTCCAAGGAACTTCTTCATCCGGGTTATCTCTTACATACATCCTAAACTTTTCTAGTTCTTCTTCCCTTACTTCAGGATCAGCTATGTTAGCAGGTTTAATAGAAGCACCGACTGCACTTACCTCTTCGTAGTCTTTAAGAGCACCTTGAGCTATAGGAAAATATAGAGCAGCTGCTGTGTCGCTTGTGCTTCCTAGTTCGTCGAGTATATTTAAAAAGTTCTGACCTAAATCACCAGGTCGTGTGGATTCAGCGAAAGCTCTATCAATATACGCCTCTACTTCCTCCTTTTTTAATTTAGGCATTATAGTACTTATAGCAGAACGCATAGTATTTAACTTAGCGTCCGGCATATCATCTTTTTCAGTGATGTTACTAGCTGATATAACAGAGTAAATCTTACCACCAAGTATGCGTCTTTTCTCTGCTGTCGAGTCTGTGGTTACTCTTGATAATTCTCTATTAATATCACTCAGTATAGGTGTTAATTGTTTAGCTGCTTCTTTAGTACCGAATACCTTAACCTTACCTTTTAATTGTATAGCACGCATTGCATCGTACATAGACTTCGCATCACTCGCTCTATCTTGTGCTAATAATAATTTTAGATTAGCAGCAAAACCGTCAACTAGTAACTCGTTGCGTCTAAACTTATCAACACCATCTTCTGATAAACGCTCTTCGTAATTGTTGGCTATGTCTGTAAGTATAGCAGTATCAAAACCTTTGTCTCTCGTTGCTACATTAAGGGTTTGATTTAGCTGATCTCCGGTCTCTTGTTCGATTACTCTTTGCCTGTGTTCCTCGTATTGCAGTGCTAATTTATTCTTTACTGGATTAGTAACTACACTCCATAGAGCTTTACCTGCTAAACTATTAGCGACATCAGGACCCACCTCTTGAACCAAACCATCCCACTCAGACTTCAGTAAGTTCTGTAAACCTTCGTTAAACTGTGACTTGTCTTTTGAGTTTAATAAACCAGCAGCTTTATCTGTAAGGCTAGGCAACATAGTGCTATTGATGTGTCGTTTAAGTAACGCATCTCTGTAAGCTCTGTCTCTGTTGGTAGTAGCTAACAAGCTGAATCCGTCTACATCCTTCTGCTTCTTCAGTTCAGCTATAACAT